TCTGCATTATTTTAGTTAACCAAAACTCTTCCCCAATAATTAGTTCGTATTTAGTAAATAGTTTTAGTGTTGTGATCACACCGTGACGTTCTGCAGGAGTCATGTTTACTAATATATCCTGCTTGTCCTTTCCCACTTTAACTTCTTCTGGGGGCCAAAAGATAGATGATTGTTTGTTTCTAAACTCTACTGCTTGTGGGTAGTCTACAGTGTAAGTTGTTTTAGGTGTTGTCATTTGAATCATTAAGTTGTAGTCCTATTATGCTGACATCTAAATACTCATCGCCCTTTGGCACTAGTTGCTTGTGAAGGGCGATTCCGTATACGTTTTTATCATTAAAATTATCATACATAGATTGATAAGTATCCAGTAATGGCTTAATGATGTTATCCAAATCTGCGGCTTTATTTGAAAGACCTGCGTGTACATTAAAGAATACACGCTCATCTTTTTCAAACGGCCATTCAAAATTATCCCCATCTATAAATGTTATGATGGTTCTAATTTCCTCCTGATACCTCTTGTAATCCGCTGTCTTTTGTTTCATCCTGTAAAACATTCTGTTCGCTGATATCGGCTTCAGGTTTAAGTGATGGTTTATGTACATATAGTTCATCCCAAGATTGTAGCATGTAAACACAATCATACATCTGTTGACAGTATTCTTTGCTTTTACCTAAGCCTCTGTACAAGGCTCTGACGCGGCCTTCTAGACGCTCTAGTGGTATCCCATTCATTACCTTTTTAGCTTTGGCTGGACCGTATCCTGGTAAGCCTGGGATGCCATCTGCAGAGTCTCCTGTAATCCATTGCTCAATTAGCTTCAAATAAGCATCAACTGCAGAGACTTCATAACGTTCTCCTTTGTTGTAATTGTAATGAATCCCTGGAATCTGATCGAGATCTTTATCTATATGTGCAACTACATAAGGTCGCTCTGAATTAAGTGCCTCCCAACTCCAAATAGACACTAGGTCATCGGCCTCCATGCCTTCTGCTGAAGTTGCAGGGTAATTGTCCATAACCCATTCATAAGCGTAGTTAAGTTTATCTTTTAGCTTTTGATCTAAGTCAGGACGATTTGATTTGTAATCGGAATAAACATTATACCGAAAATTACCTTTACCTTTAAGAGCAATTTGAACAGACTGCATCATACAATCCTGATCAATTTTCATAAAGGTTTCTTTAATAGTTTTCTTAACTCCACTCTTTGAGTCTTGCGTACAGCAAGCTTTAAAAAGAATGGAGTCAGCATCTATAAGTGTTAACATATATATCCTCAGTGAACATCTGCGTAGCTTTCACCAACTACGTAGTTTCCACCTTCCATACAAGTAATGTCAAACCATTTGGGAGCTTCTTCAAAAGCTTCCTTTAGGATGACCCCAACTTTATCTGCATCATCTGGGTGACAAGTAAATGCCATTTCATCGTGATAAAAGATACGTGGTTTAGCTCGTAGTTTAAGTTCCTGAATTTTATCAAGAGCATAAGCTACTGCGGCTTTACAAGTGATGCCTTCAGCGGCTTGAAGTAAATAGTTTAAGCATTGATGTTGGCTAGGGACAAAGACAGGTCTACCATCCAATCCTTCGATCCATCCAATACCTTGAGTTAACTGTTTGTTTTCCCACTCTTTTTCTATTTTCTTCTTTAGTGTGTCCAACCCTTTGATTGCTTTTGCGAATGCATCTTTAGCAACTTTACCAAGTTTAGGGTTACGATAACCACAAAGTACTTCTCCTAACTTAGCATCTCCACCACCAAACATGTAGCAATACAAGAAGCCTTTAGCAGTTTGTCTGCTTACTGTTGTTCCTGTAGCTTTTGAGAGAGCATCTGCGTTACGTTGATGCTGATCTCCGTTAATGATTTCATTTGTAAATTCAGGGTTTCTAAGATAGTGACATAATCCTCTAAGCTGATTTCCCGAGCTATCGCATCCAACGATGACATCACCTTTGTCTGCCCTGAGAATAGTTCGCATTGGCTTGCCGTAGGAAGCATCAACTGAAGGGAGGTTAACAATGACTTCGTGGCGGCAACGGAATGACGGAGTTCCGATAGTCCACATGTTTCCGTGGAGTCGTCCATTCTTTACTTTCTCCTTCCATCCTTCAAGGACAGATAAGCGATTACGTAGAGTGTAGTATTCAGAAATTAATTCACCATCCTTACCAAATGCTTTCAATGAAGTATCCGTAAGTTTTGGCCCCATGTTTTTCCAACTACCATCTGGCATTTTCTTTCGTGTGTAATCATCTGGTTCCCACCCTTGAGATAGTAACCATTCTTTAACTAGAGCGATTTGGCCCAAGTCAATTTGATCCACTCTGGACCTCCGAAAGCTTTGTCCTGGGGGCATAAGGTCCGTGTCCGTTGGTTTGACTTCCCTTCCAAAGTATTCGGATAGTATCCTAACGGTAGTAGCAGAATACGTCCCGTCCTTTTTAAACTTAGGTGTTTTAGGTTCTTTGTCAATGAATACCTCATGTGTTCCTAGTTTAGGTTCTAGTATACGTTCTATTTGATGCATACGTTCTACAAACATAGCTTCTGTTTGTTCAGCTAGCTTTTCATCAAAGTTCCAACCATCCCTACGCATCATTACATTGCATTTTGCAATTGATTGTTCGACTTGTAGTCCACGTTGAATCATTGGATTTTGTTTGTATATTTCTGAATATTCTTTCAGAAGTTTACGATATACCATCAAATTAACTTTACAATCTTGAATACAATAGTCTAACATTTCTTGAGAAAACTCAGAAAAGTCATCATATTCAATCTTTTTGTTACCTAGATACTCTCCCCAACCTGCCAAACCATGTTTGTGTGGTCGTGTATAACGTAGTGTTTGGGACATAACCCAAGTGTCATGTACAGGTTTGTTTAGAAGAGAACTATGAAAAAGCCTATCCAAGGTAGGAATATCATAGCCAATAACATTATGGCCGACAAGACGATCAGCGGATACAAGAGTAGCCAATCCGTCAGCGATATTGCTAGGTCCGTATGTTTTGATATCTTCTGTTTCCACATCGATAGTAACAATACAATGTACTTTTGTAGCATCTATTCCATCTGCCTCTATATCAAAGAGCAAAGTGCTCATTAGTTGTTTCTCCAATCCTCAATCATTTTGTTAATATACCATTGACATTTTTCAAGATCTTGTTTAGGTTTTCCTTTATCTTGATGACGCAGTAAATATTTAATTGCATTACCCATACAATAGCTGTAACTATCTGGTGTAAAAGCATCAATTATATCAATAACTTCCATACCATTTTTATGGTAATGTTTAGGTTTATTAACAATATCCCAATCTTCTTTACCTTTCATACTACTACCAATAGCCGCATAAAAAGCCTCTGAAGCATCTGCCGCTAGCTCTTGTGGAGAAGCAGTTAAGCTACCTTCAGACCATTTGTCGTAAGAGTCATTGCTCATACACATCCTCTTTATGTTTTGAATATCCATTTTTAAGTTTGTATTTCTTGTTTAGTTCTACTTGTGGTTTGTTGAACTTGGGTAGAAACTTTGCTACTGGATTCTTTTGCAAATATCTTTTTCCAGTTTTCATCGAATTTACCTTTATTAGTTATTGGTCTATATTTAGAACCTTTACTCATTGTACAAACCTGACATATGTAACTCTACTCTAGTGATAGCTAACTTTAACGCACTCATGGCATTATCTAAAGTTAAAGATTCTAGATCTCCAGTATCGTGTAAATACTCTTGAGCTTTATACATATGGTCAAGGCAAGAATTTAATTGATCGTACACTTTACTGTTAATACGTTCTACATTATCATCACTTCTTGTAATCACCGTACCATTCCTCCATTGCTCGCAAGTCTAGATAATGATCATAAACTGCTTGTTCAAACATATCTCTGGGGTTGTCAATCGGGTTGTTCAATCGTTCCTCCCACCTTTCCTTCCATGAACCACTTTCTGTAGTATTCGATGTAGTAGTGGGAGAATCGTAAAAGCTGTTCATCGCTTGCATTATTTTTCATCCTGTTAGCTAAGTTACTTATGATCTGAATATTTTTAGGCAAATAGCCACGAGTGGGATTAATACGATCCAAGGAAGGAGAGGTATCGAGATCTCCACCAATAGTAAAAGAAGTCCCCATAATGCTACAGCAGTTATCAACAGGCCATACGGCATAGATGTCATCTTTTTGTACCTCAACTTCAAATCTGTTTCGTTCTTTTGCACGTTTTATCATATGCCTAACAACATCAGACATATAAGTTCCTAACTCACCTTTAAATCTGTAGTAACATTCGTTACAGATGTCCTTCTTTACAGACTTTTGGTTTTGGCAGTGACCCATTAAACATATCGATGGGTTTTCCTGTTTCATGTAATACCCTCATGTCCATAATTAATTTAGATATAACTAAACTAATTTCTTCAAGGACTTCAAAATATGTAGCTAAATCAATTCTTTCTTGAGAGTACAAATCATCAAGTTCTTCTTTGTAATCTCTTAATGCTGTAGTTAACTCGTTGATTTTGCTATCTAAAAGATTAGTTTTTAACATTATTCCTTTAATCCTAACTCTTTTAGTTTATTGTTTAACTCTTCATCAGAAAGTTCTTCTGCAGAAATTTCTGTGTTGGTTTGATCGATACGTGCAAGCTTTGGTGTTTCAAACTCAGCAAGAGTAGTCGCAATTTTAGCGGCTTCTTCTAGTTCTCCTTCTTGCATGTATTTAACCAGTAACACTTTTAAACATCCGATAGCAGACACTTCATTGGTAAGTTCTTCAACATCTACTTTCATTTCAGCGGCTGTTAATTTTAGTCGTTCCCTGGCTTCTTTGTTTGCTTTTCTAGAAGCGACAGAAGCCTTTTGCATTTCTCTAGCTTGTTCCACTGAAGTTATTTTGGGTGCTAGATTTTCTAAAGACTTTGGATTAAATGCCATATGTTTATATTTCTCCTTATGGGGCCGAGCTTGCGAGGCTCCTTATTTACGCTTTGCATCATACAGTCGTCTGGATCTTCCTGTGTATGCAGAAGCGCTTCCTGTTTTTCTATAGACTTGTTCAATTGCATCTTCTTCGGAATATGCACGAACATTAGGAACCATTAAACGACCATCGTAATATACATTAAAATAATAAATCATAATATTATTTCCTTGTTGTTGCTTCAGAAGCTTTAATTAGGTCGTTGTCAATTTCGTAGTCATCATTTTCTTTATCCAACGCCATCTCTAACAATCGTGCTAGGCCGATCTCAACCAGATACCTTGTAGCTTCTTGATTTGTTTCGATTTCTAAGTTGGCAGAACCATCTTCATTCTCTTCTAATCGTTTTACTTGAATCATACCACACTCACTCATTTGTTTTTCCTTGCTTATGTTTTGCATAGTAATTTTATGCATATGCCCGAAAGCCCGTTAA